TATTGGTACCATGGACTTGAATAAGGTAAATATAGAAAAATTACCTGCAGATGTTCGTAAGACCTTCAAGCAGATGCAACTTCTGCTTGCTGAAAAAAAGATACAGAATAAAGCTAAGAATGATTTCTTGTCTTTTGTCAAATGTGTATGGCCCGACTTTGTAGAGGGGTCCCACCACAGACACATCGCAGATAAATTTAATAAATTGGCGACGGGCGAGATAAACCGTCTGATCATCAACATGCCACCCAGGCATACAAAATCAGAATTTGCATCATACTTGTTACCAGCATGGATGGTGGGCCGTGATCCAAAGCTCAAGATCATACAGGCAACGCACACGGCAGAGCTCGCGATAAGATTCGGTCGTAAGGCCAAGAACCTGATTGATCGAGAAGACTATTCAAAAATTTTTAAAACAACTTTACAGGAAGACTCCAAAGCAGCGGGACGTTGGGAGACATCACAGGGTGGTGAATACTTCGCCGCCGGCGTCGGTGGTGCGATCACGGGACGTGGTGCGGATTTATTAATTATAGATGACCCGCACTCGGAACAGGATGCACTGAGTCCTACAGCAATGGAGTCTGCTTACGAGTGGTATACATCGGGTCCTCGACAGCGTTTGCAACCGGGAGGCAAGATTGTGTTGGTCATGACCCGTTGGACGACAAAAGATCTGACAGGTATGTTGGTCAAGAATCAGACAGAACCGAAGGCAGATCAATGGCACGTGGTCGAGTTTCCGGCGATCATGGACCACGGATCAAAGGACGCCAAACCCGTGTGGCCGGAGTATTGGAAGTTAGATGAGTTGGAAAAGGTACAAGCAACACTGCCCACGGGCAAATGGAACGCGCAGTGGATGCAGAACCCGACAGCTGAAGAGGGAGCGATATTGAAACGAGAGTGGTGGCGGACGTATACCGGAGAGGAGATACCAGAACTACATCACGTCATACAATCTTACGACACGGCATTTTTAAAAAAGGAGACAGCTGATTACAGTGCGATAACGACATGGGGTGTATTCTATCCTGATGAGGATAGTGGTGCCAATCTCATACTACTCGATGCGGTCAAGGGACGTTACGAGTTTCCTGAACTAAGGCGCTTGGCTCTTGAACAATACGAGTATTGGAAACCCGAGTCGGTAATCGTTGAAGCGAAGGCATCGGGTCTACCACTAACCTACGAGTTAAGAAAGATGAACATACCGGTCACAAACTTCACACCCAGCAAAGGCAACGACAAGCACGCCCGTGTCAATTCGGTTGCACCTCTGTTCGAATCTGGTATGATATGGGCTCCGGAACAAAAGTTTGCGGATGAAGTCATCGAGGAGTGCGCAGCATTTCCTTATGGCGATCATGATGACCTTGTCGATTCTACAACACAAGCTCTCATGCGATTTAGACAAGGTGGTTTCTTACAACACCCGGAGGACTATGTTGATGAGGAAACTACAAAACGTAAGCGAGTGTATTATTAATGGATGATATAATAAAATTATTGCAACAACTGATTGATGCAAGTCCTAAACCAAAAGGGGGTATTGCTAGTAGTCAAGAAGGTATAGAATTTTTAGGCAAAGCTTTAACAAAAGAACAGCGAGGAAACTTAACGGTCGTTGGCTCGAGATTAACAGATGCTAGCAGATTCAAACCTTTCTCTGTACAAACCGTCGGTAGAGACAGAAGATATCAATATATGTTTGATTATGAACAAGAACTTGCAGGTGAGTTTAACAGGACCATACAATTTTTAAAAGACAATCCCGACATAAGATTATCACAGACACAGAAGGATAATATCATCTACAATCTTGGTGTGTACAGAAGAGTGACCGCAGAGAAAAATAAATTAGAAAAAGGCATTATCAGCGAAGGTAAAAAACCAGAGGAAATCTATGCTGCTCAAGTAGATCAAACACCTACAGAAGAATTATCGTTTGGAGCTGCTCTCGAGAAAATATTAAAGACAAACGAAAAGTTAAAAAAAGCAATCGAAGAAACAAAAGAAGGATTTAAAACAGAAAAAATTACTGACAAAAAACAACTACGACTCAAACGATTGTACGATGGTCCAGGGTACGACAGACCTGGCTCAGATATATACAGAGGCTATGGTAGTTTCTTTTTATCAAAATTACATGACAAAGGTATTATAAAACTTGACGATAAGATATATGAAAATTTGGTCAAGGGTGCGCATCATTACGGTGGCGCTGATTTCTTTGCACCGGATCCTGTTCGTATCTGGAGAAAACATTTTGGTAACGAGGTGTTTGAAAAATTAGATAACTTTGATCCAGACAACGAGGACATCTTTCAGTGGCTCGAGAGAAACAAGATTCAACCCATAAAGAAAGAAGGACCAAAAAATGCTCTGGAATATCTGACACCTACAGAAATACAACAAAACTTAACAGATGAGTTAGAGGCTTTTACTGCCTATAAAAATCCGACTGATGAGGCAAGTCGAGACTACATGTTCATAGACAATCCAAAAATAAGAATGGATAGAATCGTGTACCATGGTGAAAACATAAATAGATTTGAAAAAGCATTACAGACACTAGACCCAGATAGTTTTAGAGAGTATGTTAGAACTAAACCTAAGTTTGATTCTAAGATCTTACCATTTAAAGAACTAAACGCAGAAGGAGGCATCGTTGGCTTACGTATTTGATCCGATAAACAACACGTTGATTGATGACGAAGACAAGAGTCTTGGTAACAAACTTGCTGTATTAGATTCTGATCTTGAAAAAGTATTACAGGAACTTAATGAAAAGTTTGGTCCAGGCACAATTCAACAAGGCACACAAGGTATACCACAACCTCCAATAAAAACACCACAAGCTATATTTGAATTTGAAGAGCGAATGAAAGGTCGTATGGCTGATGGTGGTAGAGTTAAATTTAACAGAGGATCTAATGTAATTGACTCTCTTTCTTTTGAAAAAATCAGAAAATTATTTCCAACATATTTTACTCCTGATTATCAAGGACAAATAACTGCTTCAAAAATTAAAAAAATTTTAAAGATATATTCTAATAAAGAAGGTGGTCGAAACTACATTGGAGATAAATTAGGTTTAAATCAAGTTGTTGTGGGTAGAATTTTAAATAAGGCAGAAGAGAATAATTTAATTACAAAAGTTGACCCCAAAGAATTTAAAACTAAAGATATTCAAAGAGTTCGTTCTGATCCTACAACTAGAAAAATACATAATGTTATTAGACCGATTACAGACTTTGATAGAAAACAAAATCCTGACATTCCTGCTAATGCAAAATATAGAATTGTATTTGCAACCCCTCAAGGTAAAACTACAAAAATACCAAAAGAGTTTATTGGCGTAAAATATTTTGAAAATAAAAAAGCTGCTAACGTAGCTTTAAATAAAAGATTAAAAGCAGATTTTTCAAAACCCGAAGACCCAACAGCAGCAAAATTTAAGGCTCAAAAAAAGAGAGCAGAATTTTTAAAACGTAATGCTCCTTTATATGTTTCAGGAACAGGTAAATATGAGTTTCATCATATTATGAATATAGGTGGTGAAATACCTTTAGATACAAATGACATTGCGATTATATCTAAAAAAATGAATAGAAATTTGTCTCCCTATAACAAAATTTTAAATCGTATTGGTGATTCGATCACAAATTTAATTAACGAACAACCAGAAGGATATTTAAAAAGAATAGATGAGTTAAATGACGCTGGAGAAAAAGTTGTTAAAAAAGCAGTTAAAGAATTACCAAGTGAATATAAAAAGTTAATTGGTTTTAATAGAGTAGTCCCTGTATTAGATGAGTATGGTACGCCTATAGATTTTTATGGTAAAAAATTTGGTGGTAGTAATAAAAAAAAACCAGGTGTAAGATTAACCGAGTTATCTGTAGATCAAGACGCTGCATTAAAAAAACAAATTAGAGCAGATGCAAAAGCTTTAGGAAAAGGTAGATTAAAAGATAAGATACTTTCGAGCACTGGCAAAGTTTTAAAAGGAGTTGGTAAAGTAATTAAACCTGTAGGATATGTGGTTGGTACTAAAGCTTTATTTGATGCAAGAGCAATGGCAGCTGATCAAGGTATAGAATTATCCACTGTTGATCAAGTCATGGCTTTAGATTCTGGAGATCCTAATGTAGCAATTGAAAATTATAAAAGAAGAACCGATCCAGAATATGCTGCAGAACAAAGAGCAAAAGATTTAGCGCAAATGGAAGATGATTTTGAAGAAGTAGGTTTAGATGAAATACAACCCGATGAAACATTAAAAAGTTTTATGGCAAACGGTGGACGCGTAGGATTTAGCAACGGCGGTGCAGCGGGAGCCGATGATAATTTTTTAAAAGAACTAGAATTTTATTTTACAAACGAGGATGCAGAGTTACCAAAATTGCAAACTTACAAAGAGACTAAGAATCCGATCGAGATATTAAATGATATCATTGACCCCAGAAATTATCCATACTATGCAGACGTGTTGGCTCGATCAGGTTTACGTATCGGAGAGTTTGCCGTAAGAGTTTTGCCAGCGACAGGAAAACTTATAAGTGACTTAATACAAAAACCTGCATTTAAAATTACAGGCTCAAATAAAAATAATTATGTGCAAGATTATATGGATCCTCTACCACCATCAAATATCAAAGGCACAGGAATATTCTCAGAGTTTTTAGAAAATATAACACCAACATCATTAGAGAAAAAAATTGGTCTTGATAAGTTAATTAAAGCAGAAGAACAGAAACAGATTGATAGAGGTTCTACTGTTGGTCCAAAAGTTTTTGCAGACACACTTGGTCTAGGTGCCGAGGTCACTGCTCCGATATTTCCTGGTCTTAAATTAGTAAGAGCTTACGCTAAAAAGAAAAATTTACCTGTTAATAATGTAACTAAAAAACTTTTAATAAAAGAGGTTGATGAAGTGTTAGAACAACGAGGAATGGATCGAAGAGAATTTTTACAGGTAACAGGTGCAGGTGCAACTGTTGTTTTAGCAAAGATGTTGGGTCTGGGAGATGATGTGGCAAAAACTGCGAAGGTTGCAGAGAAAGCAGCAGAAAAAGCAGCAGGTGGAGCACCAACATATTTTTTTGATCTAGTTGATATAATCAAAAAGAAAGGTATTGATACGACTAAACAAAATGCCCTGCAAGATTTACAAAACGTATTTTCTTATAAAGGGTATGATTTGTATGAAGATCTTACAACAGGAGAACTTAGAATTGAAAAAACTAAAACTGGTGCATTTAGATCAGGAGATGACCTAGAAGAGGGAATTGCATCACAAGATGTGCTTGAATATAAACCAGCAAAACAAGATGCAGATCCTGAAAGTCAAACAATTCTTAAAGATCCTGAAGAATACAATGAGGGTAGCGTATTTCCTGATTCAGAGGGTAAAATGAGAGAGGTTGAAGATCTTGATATAGAAGAAATATTAGAGTTTATTAAAAATGAAAAAGTTAACTAGAACAATACCACCTAAAAGAGGGCCCAACCCACAAGGGTTGAATGTTCCCTTAAAACAGGTTAAGATAATAAACCCGGAGAATATAAATGGCAGATATAGACAAAACGTTACCAAACGTAAAAACATCAATCGAGGTTAATCCTCAAGAAGAAATAGAGATAGAACAGGAGAAAGCTGTAGAGGCCCAAGATCCTGGAGTCGAGGTCACACCAAACGAAGACGGTAGCGTTGAGGTAAACTTTGATCCAAGCAAAGTAAACATAGAAGGTCAACCAGGACACTTTGATAATTTAGCAGAATTATTACCAGAAGAAGTTTTAAAACCAATCGGTCTAGAATTAGTTGCCGATTACAAAGAATATAAAACATCAAGAAAAGATTGGGAACAAGGGTACATACAAGGTCTAGATCTTTTAGGATTTAAATACGAGAATAGAACAGAACCTTTTCAAGGAGCATCAGGTGCAACACACCCTGTTTTAGCAGAGGCAGTTACACAATTTCAAGCTGGTGCTTACAAAGAATTATTACCAGCAGAAGGACCAGTCAGAACACAGATTGTCGGTAGAACGGATCCTGCAAAAGAGGCTCAGTCACAACGTGTAAAAGATTACATGAACTACGAACTGATGGAAAAAATGGAAGAGTATGAACCAGAGTTTGATCAAATGTTATTTCACCTACCACTTGCTGGTTCTACATTTAAAAAAGTTTATTACGATGATTTGTTGGGAAGAGCGGTAAGTAAATTTATACCTGCCGAGGATTTAATTGTTCCGTATACGGCTACCTCATTAGACGATGCGGAATCAATTATCCATACAATAAAAATTTCTGAAAACGATTTACGAAAACAACAAGTGGGTGGTTTCTATTCTGATATAGATTTAGAACCTCCAGGACCTGACACTAATAATGAATTAACAAAAAAAGAGAGACAATTAGAAGGAACTAGAAAAACTGGTAGACAAGAAAATATGTATACTCTTTTAGAGTGTCACGTAAATCTAGACCTAGAGGGTTTTGAAGATAAAGACGATGAATTAAATTCGACAGGAATTAAACTGCCTTACATAGTTACAGTAGAAGAGGCTAGTCAAAAGGTCTTATCTATTAGACGTAACTACGAACCAACCGATCCAAAGAGAAATAAAATCCACTATTTTGTTCACTTTAAATTCTTACCGGGCTTAGGGTTTTATGGCTTTGGATTAATCCATATGATTGGCGGATTGAGCAGGACCGCAACGGCTGCTCTCCGTCAATTATTAGATGCAGGGACTTTATCTAATTTACCTGCAGGATTTAAACAAAGAGGTATTCGAGTTAGAGACGAAGCATCACCATTACAACCAGGTGAGTTTAGAGATGTAGATGCACCGGGTGGTAATCTTAGAGATGCTTTTATGCCGTTACCATACAAAGAGCCGTCACCGACATTATTACAATTAATGGGCGTTGTGGTTGGCGCAGGACAAAGATTTGCTGCTATCGCTGACATGCAAGTGGGTGATGGTAATCAACAAGCTGCTGTGGGAACAACGGTTGCATTATTAGAACGTGGTTCAAAAGTCATGTCTGCCATACACAAAAGATTATACTCTGCAATGAGAACAGAATTTAAATTACTAGCAAAAGTATTTAAAACTTATTTACCACCGAATTATCCTTATGATGTTGTCGGTGGTCAGAGGGAAATTAAACAAATGGATTTTGATGAAAGAGTAGATATTTTACCTGTTGCAGATCCAAATATTTTTTCAATGGCACAAAGAATTACAATAGCACAAACAGAATTACAACTTGCAACATCAAATCCACAAATACATAACTTGTATTTTGCCTATAGAAAAATGTATGAAGCGCTTGGTATAAAAGATATTGATGCAATTTTACCACCACCTGCTCCAATGCAGCCTATGGACCCAGCGTTAGAACATATTAATGCTTTAGGTATGAAACCTTTTCAAGCTTTTCGTGGTCAAGATCACAGAGCACACGTCACAGCTCACTTAAATTTTATGTCAACCAACATTGTAAGAAATAATCCACCTGTTATGGCAGCGATTCAAAAAAATATTCTTGAACACATTAGCCTAATGGCACAAGAACAAGTAGAATTAGAGTTTGCAGAAGTATTACAACAAGCACAACAACTGCAAATGATGGCACAACAGAACCCACAAGCTCAACAACAGCTTCAAAAAATATCTCAAGACATAGAAGCAAGAAAATCTGTGCTAATTGCAGAGCTAACAGCTGATTTTGCTAAAGAAGAAAAAGAAATTACATCACAATTTGATGCAGATCCACTTTTAAAATTAAAATCACGTGAGGTTGACCTTCGAGCGATGGAAAATCAACGTAAAAAAGATGCAGATCAAGCAAATCAAGACCTAAATAGAGCAAAATTGATGCAAGCTAGAGAATTAGCGGAAGATAAAATGGATCAAAACGAAGAATTAGCTAAATTACGTGCTGGAGTTAGCCTTGCAAAGACTGGCGTACAACAAGCAGCGATAGTTACGGAGGATAATTAATGCCATTAAACAAAAAAGGTAAAAAAATTATGAAATCCATGAAGAAACAATATGGCAAGAAGGAAGGTGAAAAGATATTCTATGCATCTAAGAACAAAGGTGTTATAAAGGGAGTAAAAAAAGGTAAATAATTATGATGAACTATAAAAAACAAAAAATAGTTAAAGTCCCTGAACAAAGTATAGAGGTAGATCCTAGATCTAAGACTACTGCTGATGGTGCTTTTAACTATATTGCTACAGGAAAACCTGAAATGCCAGTTGGCGGTCAGAAAAGAATGTTAGCAGAGAAAAGAAGAAACTCTAAAGCGTACTAATATGTGGTTATCGGCGATTAAACTAGCCGTCTCTGCTGGAAGTAAGATTTACGCTAACAAACAGAAGACGAAGATGGCGATGTCAGAGGCACAACTCTTACATGCCGATCGTATGGCCCGTGGTGAGGAGCAATACCAGGGTAAATTGCTAGAAGCCCGACAATCAGACTGGAAGGACGAGGCAGTTTTGATAATTTTAAGCACGCCCGTAGCTATTTTAGCCTGGGCAGTCGTATCGGATGACCCGACAGCGATGGACAAGGTAAAATTGTTCTTCGAGATGTTCTCGCAGCTCCCGTCATGGTTCACAAATCTTTGGATCCTTGTCGTGGCGTCAATTTATGGTATAAAGGGAACGCAAATATTTAGAAACGGAGGAAAAAAATAATGCCAAACAAAAGATTTAATAAACAAGTCCCTGCATTCAAAGCTGGCGGTAGAGCCGGTAAAATGGGTGGAGGAATGATGATGAAAAAACCTATGATGAAAGTAGGTGGTGACGTCAAAAAAATAGAAAAAGCTTTTGGAAGTAAAAAGAAAAATCTAAAAAAAGTTGATGCTAAAAAAAATCCAGGTCTAGCTAAGTTACCAACTAAAGTTAGAAACAAAATGGGATTTATGAAAAAAGGCGGCAAAGTTAAGTAATGGCTCGTCCAGGTTTATATGCAAATATCCACGCTAAAAGAAAACGTGGTGGTAAGATGCGTAAAAAAGGTGCCAAGGGTGCACCTACTGCAGCTAACTTTGCAAGAGCAAAACAAACAGCGAGAAAAAGATAATGACTAAACTATGTCCAAGAGGTAAAGCCGCAGCAAAAAGAAAATTTAAGGTATACCCTAGCGCCTATGCTAATGCCTACGCATCTAAAATTTGTGCGGGTAAAATAAAAGATCCATCTGGTGTAAAAAGAAAAGATTTTAGAGGACCAAAACCTAGCAAAGCTATGGGTGGTAGAATTATGAGAGCAGGTGGTGGAGTTGCAGAAGCAGCTGCAAAACTAAGAAAACAAGGTTTAAGATCTGGCGGTTCAGTTTGCAAGATAGCTATGAGAGGACAAAACAGAGACGCTATCGGAAAGAACTCGTAATGTCATGGGCGGTCTAAAAGAATGGTTCAAGCAAGATTGGGTGGATATTGGCGCCAAGAAAAAAGGTGGCGGTTTTAAAAAATGTGGAAGAAAATCTGCAAGTGGATCAAAAAGAAAATATCCAAAGTGCGTCCCTGCTGCCAAA